ACGTTCTGATTACAAAATCAGTATCGTTAATGACAGTAATCTGCCAAGTCTCAAATGTACGATCTCCTGCTACCTTAAATACTCTTCCTCTAAAAGGAACATCAATATTACCAACATTTGATGCTGGAAGATTTGCTGCCTTACATAACAATGTAAATTTTGCATCCAAAGTACCAGCGTTGTTGGGAGCATTACTAATAGATACTTCAAATAGATTGGGGCGAGCGCCACCACCCGAAAGTGCTGATTTAAAATCTGAGAGAGTTTTGTTAGTTGCCATTTTTTTAGTTTCTCCTTTTTAATTTATTTATTTTAAATCAAACAGTACCAGCAACTTCTTCAAAACTTACTCCCGTGCGAGTTGCAACAAATGTAAGAGTAACATAGTTAATTGACTTGGTTGGTTTTAAGTAGATGTCAGCACGGAATTCATTATTATCAATCACATCAGGAGTGTTATTTGTTGTATCACAAACAACGAGGAATCCATAAAGACCTCTCTTTGCTTCAACGTCACGAAGATATGGTTCAACAATATTTCTAAAGTTTGCTCTAGTGAGGTCATCGTTGAGTTCAAAGAGTTGAGCATTTGCTGATTTTTGAAGTGCCTGCTCAATTGTTAGGAACAATCTACGAACGTTAATGCGGTCAAATGCAGATGCATACCCAAGTGCAGTCTTATCACCAAAGAGAAGAGTACCAATACCTGGTTGAGTAACAATAGAATTAACTCTCAAAGGATAGAGTTGATCTCTTTGATCCTTGGAAGGATTGTATGCAAGTTTGATTGCATTATTCAAAATACCTCTCTGTTGTCCAGCAGGAGAGAACCAAGGATATGATGTAATGTTTGTTCTGCACATTAAACCTGCAATATCTGCATTACAGGGAATGTAGCGGAACTGATTGTTGAATCTATCATAGGTGTACTTATATCCACTATCAAAGACTGCATAAGACGATGAAGAAAGTGAACTAAAGAATCTAATTAGATTATTGGTTTGAGTTGTTGTATTGGTAATATTTACCAAATTTGCCCTATGAGGACCAACTACTGCAATACAATCTTTTCTCAAATTGGCAATTGAGATTAAACTATTTGCTTTTGCTTGGGAATCTGATTCATTTGTTAAACCAGGACCCATAATTAAATAATCAACAGCAACACCATCTCTGTTAGTGAAGAGGTCATATGAAGTTGTTAAATCTCCAAGAGTTGCTGCCATTCCATTAGAAGCAGAATAATCAACACCACCAGTTAAGGTGTAAGTCTTATTACCGATTGCATTGAAGGTAATACCCTGTGCATTTTGTCCCCAAAGTCCACCACCAGATGTTACTGGAGTGAATGATGTTGAGAATGCAACTGCTCTTGGTGCAGTTCCCCAGAAAGCATCTGTCGCACTAGATGCATTATATCCTGAGTAGATTTGTGATGAGAAATCTGCAATATAATTCTTGTACCAAATTTTCTGTGGTGAATTGACTGCAGAAATTGCGTCAAGTGCCTTAGAAAGTCCTACGTGATTCTCAATAATTGCACCTTGAATTCCGGTGATTGTACCAAAATCATCAACAACAGCAATATTAATACCATCTCCTTTTCCACCTCTTCCAACAGTGTAACTTGTAGTTACTGGTTTTGGTGCAATAGACTTCCAATATACAGTGCTATTGGTTAAACCAAGAGTTTGTTGATCGTACCAATCTGCAACGGTTGCTGGAGTTACACCTGCTAATCCTTGTGCAGAACCAGTAGCAATACCAGAATTATTTACAAACTTAATTGTATTTGAAGTTGTAAAAGATGCATAACTTGCAGATTGTGCATAGTTAATTGCAGTTTCTGTACCTGTAGAAGAAACTCTTGAAACAATATGAACATCAATTGCACTATTTCCGTTAGTGGAATCAGTAGTAACTCCAGTAATAATTCCTTTTAGATATCCATTAAATACTGAAGTTGTTCCTGTACCAGGAAGTACAACATTGCTAAGTGCTGCAGTAACACCAAATCCAATCGTAGCACCCAAAGTGCCTGGATTGGTAGTTGTAATACCTATAGTTTGATCTGCAAAATCATCAATAAAACAAACCTTTAAACTATTTGCCCAAGAACCTGGATTTTTAGCTGCAAAAGTAAAGTTAGTTGCAGTTGAAAAATTATTTTGATAATCATCATAATTTTTAATGTTGAGTGTAGTAGTCGTTCCAATTCCTACACCAGCATTTGCACAATTAAGTGTGCTACCACTAGTTCTAACTACTTTAAGAACACCACCATATGAAAGATATGATGAAGCACTCATCCAATACTCATATTGAGCATCTGTTGAAAGTGGTTTACCGAAAGTATTGATTAAATCTTGTTCGGTTGAAATATTAACTGGAGAATCTACAGGTCCAATTGAAAATGGTCCAGCAATTGCTCCAATATTATCTATTACATTATCTGCTCTCCCAACTGTTAAATCAACTTCCCTAGTAAGTACCCCAGGAGATAATTGAGGAGTCGCCATTTTTTTCTCCGTAAAGTCTCAGTTTATCTAAAAGATATTTATTAAATTATTAATTTACATATATTGCCACATAAAAGATCTATCGCCATATTCATCTGCAAACCATCTATCCCCATCAACGTCTGTAAAACTAGAATCGCCCATTCCATCATCCATAAATCCAAATGGTGCCATATCTTGATCTATTTGATTTTTTTGTTCCTCATATAATTTCTTTCTTACATCTTGATCTGTAAGTTCTTTAAAATAATCCTGCGCTACTAACCAGGCATAAATTACTAAACACATTGCAAGATCATCATTACATCCTTCTTCCGCTTCAAATGAATTATGTTTTTGAATGAATGTTGTAAGTTCACTAATAATTTCATAATCATTGAATAATAATTTATTCTCTTCAATCATTGTCTTTAAGTTTAAACATCCAACTTTTTTTACAGTTTTGGACATTTTTACTCCAAGTTGAGTTTTCTTTCCAGAAAATCCTTGCCCCACAATTTGACCAGCACGACCTCTCATTGAACACATAAGAATATTTTGGTATTCTAGATCATATTGAAGAATACTTGCTACTTGATCTCCAATATCATTCACTTCACATAAAATAAAAGCATTGTTATAACTTTTTGCTATTTCATAAATTATACTAGGAAATATCATTGGTTTAATTTCATTATTTCTATACTTTGCAACAATTACGTGTGGAAATATTGTAATATCTACTATTACAAATGCAGAATAATCATTTCCAACTCCTCTAGCAACGTCTACAGTGATAATATAATCGTGTTTATCTTCTGGGTCCAGATAAACATCTAAACCACCACTACGGGTCTTAGGATTATCATAGACAAAACTTCTAAGTTTACTTGGTGCAATCAGAGTATCAACAGAACCAAGAAATTCACATTCAAACTCAACCTTAAATTGTTGTTCACTAGTATTGGCAATTGTCTGTGCTTTCCAAACTTCGTCTCTGCCAGGAACTTCAGTCCAATGAACATCTGTTGGAATATATTCATTTTTTCCTCTTTCTGCATCGTGCCACATTCGGTAGAAGTGATTCATACCGTGAGGTGTGGATACAATAATTACCTTTGTTGATTTACCAGATGAAATTGTAGGATAAACAGAAGCAAAGAATTGATCTGCAATATGATTTGGAATGAACGCAAATTCATCCATAAAAATAATATTAAATGACATACCACGAACAGCAGATGCAGATGTTGATGCTGCAATAATTTTTGAACCATTCTCAAGCATCAAGCTTCCTTTATTCCAAGAAAGAATACCCTGTTGCATCCATTTGGGTAAGTTTTCATATGCAATTTGAAGACGCTCAAGAAGTTCTCTTGCAGTTGCTGCCTTGTTTGCAAGAATACCAATATTTACACTATCATTAAAAACTGCGTAATGTAAAAGATAAGAAACCACAGTTGTAGATTTACCTGTTTGACGAGGCATTTTACATATATTAAATCTATTATTATGAAAGTTTCTTATCAATTTTTTTTGAAATTCATACATATCAAAAGGAATTAATCCTCTATCAACGTTTACAATTTTTACATAATTTTCTGCGAAATATACTGGATCTTCTTTACATTTAATAAACTCAAGAATATTATCTTCTGTAAATTCAATATGAGTATTTGCTTTTTTTAAATTAGGATTACCTAAGTAAATATCATCTGCCATAATTTATCAACACTTCCAACGTCTTCTTGCTGCCAATCCTCTTTCCCCATCCCAACTTCTACTACGAGAACAGAAGTTTTTACGACGTTGTGCTGCTTTACTTCCTGGTTTCACATCACCAGTTACAGGTGCTTGAAGATGTGAACCAGTAGCACGATTATATTTATCCCTACCTTTTTTAGTAAGTCCACCACCTCTTTCCACTGAAAGTTTTTCACCTCTTCCAACCGATAATACTGGACCTTCTTCTTCAATAGTCTCTTCACCAATTGTTTTATTGTTCATTAAATAATTTTTTGACTTTTTATTGTCAACATAAATGAGTGGTTGTCCTGGAACAAATTCTGTAACCTTGTAAGATAATATTCTAGAATCAGGATAAACTTTTTGAATTTCATATTCAACATCCATTCTAGATGGAATACTTAACTGCGGAAAAAACATTTTTGTAATATAAGTTTTTCCTCTCCAATTTAATATTACAGAAATAATATTGCCAGTTGTTGCAGGAAGACGAGTTGCTTCACTTACTTGTTGTTTAAATCCTTTGATTAGTTCTGGTTTTATTATATCAACAACTTCTGCAAATGTATTACCATTTGCATCTTCAATTGTCACATCTTCATTTTTGGTTTTATTTCCCCAATTTTTGGCACCAGTTTTACGACATTTTACAAGTGCTCCTGATGCATATGCAGAAGGCCAAACTTTATACCTTGATTTGACTTTTTCTTTACATGCGTCTTCATTTACATACTCTTCTGTTGCAACATTTATTGCCTTACCTTTTCTATCAGGATTTGGATCTTCTCTTCTTTTTCTTCTTGCTGCACTATCCTCTTCCTCTGGGGACATTTCTGCTGACATTTTAGAACTACCACATTTTGGTTTAGTAGTTTGTCCTAGTTGTTTTGCACATGGTTTGCCTGCATATTTTCCACCTAATTGAACCCATCCGGGTTTTCCATCAGAAGATTTACTTTTTGTAAACCAATCATGAAGAGATGAATCTCCAGACTTTGATGCTTCTTCAATATCATTTAGAATATCTGCAACAATTCCTCTATGTTCTTTTAATTTTGGTAGAGCAACTGCTGCTGCCTTTTTCTTTTGAAGTGCCACTGCCTTATCTCCAAGTTGCTTTGCTGCATCTGGAGTTAATGCACCAGCACCTGATGACTTTTTAATTTCAAATCCAAGTGTTTTTGCTTCATTTGTCGGAACACAATTTGGAACCATTCTCTTTCCTTTCTTCTTTAAACCCTCTTGTTTATATCCAACCCAACATGCTTCATCAACTTCTGATTTTGGTTTTATGCCTTTCCTTTTCATATTAATTGCAATTGCTGCTTGTTGAGCGGGATTTGCTGCTTCTTCCATTTCTCCACTATCAATATAATCTGCTGCAGTATCAATATAATCTGCTGCTTTAGTGATTTTTGATTGTACCCACGCTTCCAAATTACCTTCACCTTTACTAATTTTTTTCTGAAGTCTCTTTATGGCATCCGCCATTGTAGAAAGTTCCGACCTTGCCATAGAATATTCGTGATCTTTTACTGAAAATTTATCCCAAGCCTTTTCTCCATAAGAACATTCTGATCTAGATTCTCTTTTGTCACAAAGAGAACAATATCTTTGCTCATCCATTTCTTCCTTTACATCCTTAAAATTTTTATGTTCTTTTTTTGCTGATGTTTCCATTTTTTTAAGTCTGGTATAGTAATCGGGAATTTCGTCTAAATGTTGCAAAGCAATATTTTTTGCTAAGTTATTATCTCCAGTATGTTCGTGCTCAATAGGAATTCCCATCTTGAGTTGATTTTCTATAAAAGAAACTTCTAGACGATGTTTTTTTGCAATCTCATTTACAGTTTTTGATGATTTTACTGAAGGACATTTTTTCTTTCCGTGTATTGGACAAACAGATCCTTTATCAGTATGATTGCAATTCATTTTTATCCAGTATTCTTATATATTTATTTTTAAGAATTTTTGTCTTCAATTAATTTTGATTTTAATAATTTTGATAATTCTGCAGTGGATCCAACAAATAGTGCATTTGTGACATTTGTGGGTCCTCTTACTTGTTTAATTTCATCAATATCTTTTAATTTTTTCTGTAGTTCCATTAATTTGTCAGTAGCATCCGCTACATTTTTAATTAATTGACCTGCAACTTCATATGCTCTTGGCATTTCACTCTCTTGTGCAAGTTCAAGAATGCCATTAATTGCCTCTTGACCCTTTTCAATTAAAGAATACAAATTTCCTCTTGTGTATTCATAATCCTTTTTTATATCATCAACAGATGATGATATTTTTTCTATTTTTTCTTCATTGGTTTCAATTTCTTTGGATACAGTTTCCCCAGAAATATCAAATGCATCATTTAATTTATCAAATTTTTTTGCCATTTTTTATATAGTATTTCCAAAAAATCCAAAATTATCACCATCTTGAATTAATAAATTGTCTGAAGAAGTAATAGATTTAATTTCTGCTCCAGATACGTGGGAAATTGCTTTTGTAGAATCTCTTCCTCTTTCAACTGTAAGAGTGCTGTCATCTTTTGATTTTACATAAATTTCTTCACCTTCAATATCAATATAAGTATTTGGTAAAATTGAAGATGCATTATTAACAGTTATTAATGTATCTGTGGGAGTAATATCATATGAAAGATTTGTAACAACAATTCCAGTATAATTTTTAAGTGCTCTTGGTTCTACAGAATAACTAAGTTCTCTACTTGCAGAGGAACCTGCATCACCAGCAACAAATCCAACAGATATTTTCTTGACAACATCTTTGGTAACTGATGAAGTTGGTCCAAACAAATATGTTTTAGCTAAAAATTTTAAACTATAAAGTAATACTCTTCTTTTATCAAAATCTCCTTCATACTCATCTTGCATACTAATTCCCTCAAATATGATAGGAATATCTTTTTTCTCTTTTATTTCTTTAACCAATTCAATAGTTAAATTATATGATGGTTGAAAATATGGTAAAATCTGCTCTACAATTTGAAGCATATCATCATTTAATTTTGTCATAATATTCAATTCAAAATTCATATTATATGGAACTGGCATATATGTTTTTTGAATATTATTTCCATCTGGTGATGTAAAAGTTTGAGTTGATGTAACTTTTCGTGACCCATCATATGACAAACCGGTAAATTCAAATGACATTCTTGGTAATGTCATTTGAATTGGTTTATTTAAATCTGGAGACTGTTCTAATCTTGCTAAAAACTTTTGTGTTGGTCCATAAGCAAGAGGAACTTTTATAACACTAACAACATTATTATCATTATCAAAATGTTTAATAGTAATATTATTGAATAATGTTCCAAATCCTATAATAGTTTTTCTTAGAATTTCGTGGTAAAAATATCCAAACATACTAATAAAGTGTAATTATATTAACTATTTAACATTTTTTTATAATTACACCAAACCAAAAGGATTGCGTTCACTGAAATCCAGTATATTATTTGCTTCATTTTGAATATCTGTATTATCAGAATATCCAGTATCAGATCCATTTGTATCAATTATTCTTATTTTGAATGATGCAGAAGAAGAAGAACCAACTACAGTTTCTCCAGCAGTAAATTCACCAGAAACGTTTGATATATTTAGTTTATTGGTAGTATAATCCCAATTTCTTACTCTCGCTGTTGTTCCACTATCAGATCCTACTATAACTTCATTGAACAAGAAAGTTCCAATACCACCAACAGGTGGTGGTGATATGCTTATTGCAGTTCCAGTATATCCAAAACCACCATCTTTGATACGAATAGATGTAATAGTACCAGAAGAGCTAACAATTGCTTCTGCAGATGCTGGAGATAAATTAAATCCATTAAATGAAACTGTTGGTGGATTTACATATCCAGATCCTCCATTAGTAACGGTAATTATTCCAACTACTCCATTGTTTATTATAGCAGTAGCATATGCTCCAGAACCTCCTCCACCAATAAATGCAACTTTTGGAGCAACTGTATATCCATATCCAGAATTTATTATTTCTACGCTCTGTACTGATTTTGATACTGAATTTACATTTTGATTGCATACAACAATACCATCAATCATTTTTGCTATAGCAATTCCAGTTTTACCTCCTGATGGTGCAGAAGAAATTGCTACTCTTGGAATACTAGTATATCCACCTCCTCTATTTGAAACGATAATTGAACGTATTCCTCCATTTACAATATTACCTATTGCATAAGCAGTTGATGATGATCCTACTAAAGTTAAAGTTTGTGTTGGTCCAAATTGTTCCGGAATACTTCTTGGATCTTTTAAATTTTGATCAATCTGATCAATAGTTGTATCAATAATCTCATCTTCATATCTAAATAACTCACATTTTAATGTATAAACATAAGTTTTTCTTAATTGATAAAATGGTTGTTCGTGCTCTACAAATTTAATCTCAAATAAACGATTTCCTAGTGGAAAAAATATTAAATCACCTTCTTTTGGTCTGGTTGCTAATTTTGTATCTTCTTGGTCTTGTATCAATGGTGTAATATAGTTTTCAAAACGTTCTTTTGAAATTGTAATTCTTAATTCATTTAGTGCCTGTATACCAAATTTTGAAAGTATGGTTGTATTGTCACCATATCCCTCATAATTTTCAATATAAGCTTCAATTGGAAAATTAATATCAAATGTTGATTGAATAACTTCTTTTATAATTGTTTTTTCAGTTACATATTTTCTAGGCAAATAATATACATCAACACCATACATTCTCAATTGTTCATTGATTAAATCTTGAACGAGACCTTGCTCTGTTTCGGACCCTTGAAGAAAAAATGGATTTAACATTATCCTATCATATCAAAGGGTGGAAGTTCATATGTGCTTGACATTTTTTCCATTATAATATCAATTTCTCTTTGTGCATCATCGTACATTTGTCTTCCGT